TACTTTGCGAAGTTTTTTAACAAGATCATTTGGTTCCTGGCTATCGTTATCCAGTTCTTGATCTTCGTCATCTTCCCAGTCTTGATAATTGTTGCTCATTGCAACGCTCCCATTTCTTTTTGGTTAGTCGCAAGCCTCACAATAAATCGGGGAAAATATTGTGGCTCTTGCTACCAGTCTTATACGCCTGCAGGGGCTGGTAGATCCTGCTAGGGGGTTTTAGAAGCTTCCTTTACTCTGTTGAGCTAAGGATGCTTGGGTTGTGCCAGCAGCACCTTTAAAGGCTGCCTTCTCGGATTCTTCCGCTTTTCTTCTACGTTCAGATTTCAAACCTAAGAATGCTTCTTTTTGAAGTTCTTCTTGAGTTGCTGCTTCCATCTGATATCTTTCGGAAAGTGTTTGTGCTTGAGGTTCTATTTGAGCTAAAGTTTGGAAGCCTTGTTGACCTGCTGCATAAGTGTTACTTACACCAGCTTCAGACAATAACTTCTCAACTGTTGCAACACGTTCTTCTGGAAGAGTATATTTAGCAGCAGTAGCTCCAGCACGTAATTGTGCTTTCTTTATATTTGATTCAAGTTTCATTGCTGGATCTTCACCAGACAAAATTGCTTCGGCAATTTGATTTCTTTGAACTGTTGCATCTCCAACACCAAATTGGCTAAAGTATCTTCCTAGTTCATTCTTCACATCATCAGAAGCATTATCAATCTTATTGAATACATTATTGATTCTGTCTTGTGCTTCTGCAGGGGATACTCCACCTGAGATTAGTTTAGAGAAAGTTTGTTTGTTAGATAAACCAGATAGGTTATTAGAGTTAAGTAAGTTTGCATAAGTCTCTTCAGCTTGTAAATATTCTGCTGGAGAATATGCTGGCAATCCTTTAGCTAGGCGACCTTCATTGCCTTTAAATCTTGTTTTATAAGTTGGAGTTTGACGAAGTTGTAATGTGGCTTCTGCTGCACTTAAATTTTGTTGTAAGTACTTCTTAATTTCTGGAACTAATTCTTCTAGATTATAAGCTTTGAATGTATCTTCTAAAATTGCATAAGCACTACGGCGCTCTGCAGCATCTCTTGCTTGAGCATAAGCTATATTTGGATCATCTACATTACCTCCACCAGTTGAACCTCCTCCACCAGTTGGAGTTCCTGCAGCAGCAGCCTTATTAGCATCAAGTCTTGATTGTAAAGTTCCAAGAAATGCAACAGGATTTGTTTTAGCTGTAATACTAGATGCATTATTTTTAATAAAAGCTAACTCATTATTGCTAAGACCTTGACCAGTCTTAGTTGCTTGAGCAATAACTTTTGCAGCAGCAGGATTAGACTTGGCAATTGCTTTAGCCTCTTGAGCATTCTTCTTATAATCAGTTGCCATTTATTTTTGCATTCCTAATTCTGCTAGAACTTGAGAACTAAAAGTTGCTGATTTTTGTCTAAACCCAGGAGTAAATTCAGCACCTGGTTTGTTACCTAAGTAACTTTGCCATTCATCATAACTTGGAAGTTTTTGTTGTTTAGCAGCCCATCTTAAATCTTCATCATCCCAAGGGTTAGGACTTAATGATGGTTGTCCATAATATTGTTCTTTGAATGTTTTTAATCCACCAAAAACTTCAGAAGGTTTATAATCAGCTTCTATAAATGGAGCTAATGCAGGGTTTTGTAAAGCAGATAATTTTTTAATCTTTAAAGCAGTATCCTGTAAACCAGTTTTACTTTTAGTAGTATTAAGAAGATACTCAAGTCTGGTCTTAGGATCTACTGTAACATTATAATCTGATAACAATGTATCAACTTGTTTTAAGTTAGTTCCTAGTTGTCCACCGACTCCTGCTAAGGATTCAATTGTTACATCTCTGCCAACAATATCTAAAGCTACTTGTTCTTTATCTGCTTCATCTACACCAGCTTTGGTTACTACTGTCCTAGTTTTACCACCAGCAGTAGTTGTGGTTTGAGTTTGAACATTTGCTTTTTCTGCAGCATTAAGTTTCTTATAAAACTCTTCAGCCTTTGCTGGATTAGCAACTTGACCTGTTAGGTCTGTGTAAAATTGATTAAAGTATTGAAGTGCTTCTTGTTTGTCTGTAAGATAAAGTGTTTCATAAACAGATGATCCACCACCTTTACCACCTTGCACAGCAGAGTTATCAACAAACTTAGCAATATCATCAGGTGCGCCATCAGGATTAGCACTAACTAAAGTTGAATAAGCATCCCAAGCATCAAGAACTGCTTTTCTATAGTTATCAACTTGTTGTTGAGTATCTAGTTTACCAGTAGCTTTAATGTTCTTGTAGCCAGCTTTAATGAATTGATTCTGAACTACTTTAATCTTTTCTGGAGTTTGATTAAAGAATAATCCAAGAGCTTCGGTAGTAGTTACTGGAACAATTTGAGTAACTAATTGATTACCTGCATACCTTTTTACAACCTTATAATAAGACTTACCAGAACCATCTGATCCAACAACAGGAACAGGAGGTAATTCAGTACTTGCATCGTCTGGAATAATAACTGGTTCTCCAGTTACATCATCTAAACCATCTAGGTTTACGTCTGCCATTATTCTCCTATTAGTGGATCAAACAAAGTTCTGTATGCAGCTAAAGCTTGATCATCGCTTCCTGCATATTCGAGCATTAAATCTAAAGCATCTTTTCTAAGGTTCTTACGATAAGCAACTTCCTCATCGGTTCTACCTTGAACTGCTTGAAGTTTTGATGTGAACTCATTGTAGAGTTTTAACATCTTTACTAACTTTTGATTTGAACCAGTGTTAGGCATATCGCCCTTTTGGTACATATTATAAAGTTCAGTAATTGTATTTTTCTTAGCCTGATCGTTTCTAACGATATTGTCTAAGTAAACTTGAACGTGTGGATTCTGAGTCCTGTATTGTTTAGACCAAGATTCCCATCTAGCTTGTAATGCTTTCTTCTCAGCAGGAGCTTGTGCATTAGCAATATCTAAATCAGAAAAGTTTTTAACTTGTCTCCAGTAGAAGTAGTCTTCAAAAGTATTTGCTTCAGTAGCAAACTTTTCAATAGTCTTCATTTCACTAAAGCCTTGATCCTGTAAGAAAGCATAGGCTTCTAAATCATATTTACCATTAGCAGGAACAATAAATCTTACTGCTTCTGGATAAGCATTAACTAATCTTTTATTGCCCTTAACCCATTCAACAGCTTCTTGGGTAGCTTTAACTGTACCAATGCCAGTCTTTTCAGATTCTGTTAATGTATAGATAGCTTTACCTGGAAATAATCTACTCCATTTATATTGAGCTTTATCAATAGCTAATGGATCATTACCATATTGTTCAACTAGCTTTTGGAACTCAGGTTTTAAGTTAGTAATATTTCCTGTTTCACGTACCCAATCAGGAACATCTAAACCAAAATCAACTTGAGGAGAAGCAGGTGCTACTAAACCAAACATATTTCTAGCAACTACAATGTTTCGTGCAGTTGCATTTACATATTGATTGTACTTTAATACAGCAGCAGCGCGTTCTTCTCCACCCTTAACTGCTTGATCAATAAACTTTTTCATTATACCATTAGCTGCATAATACATATGAGCTTTACGTACAGCAGATGCATATTGAGATGATTTCTCATCATAGTTTAAGAATGCATTATTAAATCTATTAATAGTAGTTGGAAGTAATAATTCAGGAAGTGTTCTATCTACAGAATACTTACCAAGAATCTTCTTTCTAAATGCCATTTGTTCTGATTCAGGTAACCATTGTTCAATAGCCCATATTGCTACAGCAGATATAGGTCCACTAAGTGTTGGAATACCAGCTTCAGGATCTAATGATGGAGTAAGCATAGACATCTTGGCAGTAAGTTGTGCTGGCTGTGGTTGTCTTAATGCGTTCTCTTGACCTAATAATCTCATACCTAAACCAACGGCAGTGTAGATTATTTCATCACCAGGGTAAACAAAGTATGGTTCACCTTCATCATCTCTGTGAATCCAACCAGTGTCTTCTAAACCTGTAGTAAGTAATCTGAACTTAGCAATTGCTAACGGATCGTAGCGAACTACTCTTCCAGCTCTTCTATAAAAATCTTCTGTTGCTCTGTAATAACGAGCAAGGTTACGCATAGTGAATGCAAGATTTGTTCTAACATTTGGATTATCTACATATTGTAATGTTCTATTTGTAGCCAAATCACCAGCAATATTAGATGCCCATTTACTTGCAACTGATTCTGCTGCAGCTTTAGACATTCCTTGATCCATATAACGTTGAGCTATATCTGATTCAGCAGATATTAAACGTTTACGATACACTTGATAATTTGCAAACAGTGCAGGTTCGCGACCTAATACACTGATTTGCTTACCCATCCAGTTCATAGCCCAGGACATTCCTTTGCCCCAAGCTTCAACTAGATTAGTAGCTGCTGTAGTAGGTATATATGTTTTACCTAATACTGTTTCAGGTCTTTCAAGTCTAACAAATTCATCAAGATCTCTAAGTGTTAATTTATCAGCATCTATTTCTAATCTTGATTTACCTGTTGTTGGATCAATAATACTCTTGCGTACTTTAGAGATAAGCTTATCGTTTAATAAACCATTCTGTTTAGTAAACGGATGTACAATGAACTTGTATTGTCTTCTAGCAAACTCTTCAGGACCAACAGCTTTATAAAGAACAAACTTATTCATTACTTCTGGGTTCTTTTTAAAGTTCTCAACTAAAGCTTTAACAGCTTTATCTTCATTGTAGATATTAGCAATAACAATTTTGCCCCAACCTAAGTTGGTTGTGTGGTTTAACCTCAATTTAATTTGAGTTAACCAACTAATATCAAATCCGTAATCGCCATTTCTAATGGAGTTAAATTCGCCAGTTGATTTTAATTTAGCAGCAGCTTCTGCTGCTCTAATGTTCCATTCAGTAATAGGACCATAAATCTTTTGTGCTCTTAATGCTAATTTGTCAGCAGCAGTTTCACTCAAGTTTAAGGTTGCTAAAGCACCTTCATTAATTTCATCAAGAGCAGCATTACCATAAGGTAGTGAGAACCAATCATCAACCCAGCGTTCTACTGTTTTAGTATCAAAGCCACTTAATACCATAACTGCTTTATTACGAGCTACGTTTTTAGCAACTAATGCTGGTAATTGACTTGGGTCTTGTTGTAAAAGTTTTCTTTGTGCTGGAGTAATCTTTGATTCACCAGAGCGTAGGAATGTTGCAAACATACGGTTAATAAAACCAAGACCAGCTTCACCATAAGTAGCATAACGGTATTCATTTGAAATCTTTTTACCAATTAAGATTCTATGCAAGTCACCAAATGGAACTGCAATACCAAATAAACCTAGTTCTTCAATAGCAGATCTAATACCTAAACGTGGAATAAGGGTAGCCCAAGACCAACCATTAACTATTTTTTGTCCTAAGTATCTACTTGTTCCCACAAGTTTAGAGTTAGCTTCAATTGACCATTGAGCAAAGTTAGGCATAGCAACCTTGTTGCTTAATTGCCAGTAACCTAAAGCATATTGTGAGTCACCTAATTGTGCTGGATTGTAAGCAGTTTGTCCTAAGCGTTGTGCAATTTCTTCTGCACTTGGAAACGCTTTTGCTACATATCCATAAACAGCATCGAAGTCAACTACTTCAAAGCCATCAATATTCTTACTTAATTGTTGTGCAAGTTTAGGATCATTAGTGATTGCATCGTATACAGTTCCAAGTATTTGTTGGAATTGATATTCATCAGCGTCTTCTAATACGCCTTTACGTAAAATATCGGTATAAGTATTAACATCATCTGTTGAATAACCAGCACGGAATAATGCGCCTCTAATTTCTTTAGAAACATCATCACCAGTAGCCTTCTTATACACTTTAGTCTTATTAAATAGACCACCTATTTTTTTATCAAGGTTATCTATCTGTACTTTAAGTGCATCAATTTCAACAAAAGTAGCATTCTTGGCTTCAAGATCTTTTAGTTTAACTTTAAGATCTTTCTTCATTGTACGAGCATCTTTTAATTGTTGATTAAGATCTGCTAATGCACCTTTAGATAAGGCAGCAGTAGATGCTAATTGAGATTCAGTTAAACCAGTACGTCTACCTAGATTAGATACTCTACCTAGTGCGGTGGCATTCTTTGAGAATGCTGTTAAGTCTTCTGCATATAACTGTGTACCAGTACGACTATACAGTGAACCTATTTCATCGTCAGTAAGACCAAACTTTTTACCAACGTTAATGGCAATACCATCAAATAATCTTAAACGAGTAGCAACATCACCTTCACGCCAAGCTTGTTTAATTATGTTAGCGTAATATGGATCTACAATTAATCTAGCCATTCTGAATATGTCAGTGGCTGATTCAGCAGTATCGAGAACAATCTCTTTACCAGTTACTGCTTTGCTAAAGATTTTATTTAAGTTACCAGTTGCAGTTCTAAATGTTTTAAAGTCTTCAATGTTTTCAAAATTACGCGCTAATTCTTCTGTGTTATTCCACATTGATGGAAGATCTGGAGCTTTACGTAGTCCCATTAAAGCTGCTGTAGCATTGCGTAAATTTTTACCTGTGCTTGCAAATACAGTTTTACGTGGCATTAATGGCTCAACGCCACCTGCACGACCCATAGTTAGAAGTTCAGTTATCCCAGCATTCTTAAAGTAGTTTAATGCAGAGTCTGCATCTCTTACACCAGCTTTTGCTAATTGATCTATGAAATCAACAGCAACTATTTCACTAGCATCATCTACTACTTTTTTGCTAACATCAATACCAAAGTCTTTACTTAACTCAGCAGCAATCTGTCCTCTGGCTTCAAGGCTTTTACTGTCAGCGTATTGTCCAACTTTTGCACCAACTTCATTCCAATAATTTTTAACACTACCAATTTTAAACATTTTGTCTAGTCCTGTTGATAATTTAATACCATCAGCACCAGCAAGTTTCATTAAACCAAAACGAGCTACCTTAATAGCAGATAATGCTTTGGTTAATACAACGCTTGGATCAGTTGCAATTAAAAATGCAGCATCAGTAAGACCAGAAACAACATCATATCTGTCTGGAATTTTACTATAACGATCATATTCTCTTAAACCATAAGCAAGATCTCTACCAGGGCTTACTTTAGCGTGGTCAAAATCATTAATAGCTTTAAAGACTTCGCTTTCTTTACCCTTTTGAGGGTCCATATAGGCAATTAAAGCTTGTTCTTCTTCAGGGGTTTCTACTAAAGCCATAATTTCTTGAGGAGCTTTACCCATTGCCCAGAGTTTTGCTACTTTAGAAACTGCTGGAGAGTATTTAGATACTACTTCAGCTTCTTTTTGTTTATCAAAATATTGTTCACCGTTGAATGTGGTGTTCCATTGGTCATCAGTTAAGAATGCTTCAAAGGATTGTTGAGTTTTTTTGTTATCTCTAGCAGGAGGAACAATCTGAATACCAGCAGGAAACATTCCACCACCAGGAACTAATGGTGTGGCAGCAACTCTTTCTTGAACACCAGCAAATCTTGCTTGTTCTTCTGGACTTGTTCTTAGTTGTTCTTGTTTTAAGTTTGAAACTCTATAAAGATTGGTTTGAGTCCAAGCATATTTTTGAAAACCGTTAAGTAATTCACCAAAGCTAGGTATATTAGTAGCAGATTTAAGTTTTTGCCAAGTAGATACTTTAGCTTTGCTATAGTTTTGTTCTGGATAAAAGTCAATTAAAGCTTGACGATTAGTTTCAGGAAGTCTTTGAAACGCAGTACGAGCTTCTGCATCTGGCATACCAATAAAAGATTTATGTTGTTGAACTAATTTAGATGCTACTGCAGCACGTTTTTTTGTATCATCAGAAGCGTTTGATTGATTTAATGAATTATAAACTTGCGGTGAAGTGTTCCAAATTAATGAGCCGATGCTATCATCAGACATTTACAACCCACGTTCAACAAGAAAATCGTAGAATGCTTGAATCTCTGGATTAGGATCTGTTTGAGCTGCAGGAGCTACACGGTCAGATAATTTTGGGGATTGATAATTTGTGCCAATTAATACTTCTGGACCTGGAGACATTGTTCCTACGTTAATGTCCATCCCTGTTTCTGGAGCTTCCTCTGGTCTTAAAGTGTCAGCAAAAAATGGAACAGTTGGAGTATTGGGGGTAACAGGAATTATTGGACCCATCTTAGGTATCTTGTAAGAAGGACCTTGTAGGTCAGCACCTGCTTGTATTTGATTTAGATCTGTTTGTTCACCGTAATAAGTTGGTGGAATACGATCTTTCATACCTTGTGTTAATTTGCTAGATGTATTCATATCAGTTCTTTTAGCGCTTTTTCCTACGCCTGAAACAACTTCTGCCATATTAACCTGCTAACTGTCCGAGGATCGCTTGTAAGTTTGGTGGTGCTTGTTGTGCTTGGGGTGCTCCTGGAGCAGCCTCAACAGGAGCATTTTGTGGGACAGACATTTGCTCAACTGGAGACACTAACTCTCCAGGAGCGGCTTGTGGAGCCATCTCTGGGGCTGGTGCTGGAGTAAAGATTTTTCCAACGGCATCTTCAATAGAAGTACCTGCTTGGCGTTCCTTAATGACCTGTGCCATTTTAGAAACTATGTCTGAAGGATCTTGTCCCTGTGTAGCCATTTGTGGAATGGCTTGAGCTAAAGCGTTCATAGATGCGTTTAAGTTATCTCGCATCTTTTGAATGTCAATTCTTTCTTGTTCCCCAGTCACATTCATTGACCAAGGTAATTCTCTCATAATGAAATCTCTTGAAATAAGATCTGCACCTAGAGCTTGTAGTGAGAAGATTAAAGCACGTGATGGATCAAGTCCACTCATTAATCCGTAACGTACTTGGATTGAGTATTCACCTTTAATGTCTTTTCTGGCATCATATTTCAATTCATATGGTGAACCATTGTTAACACCATTGATTGTCTTTTCACCAGGAAAAAGTTTTTCATCCATCTTAAAGCAAAGTGATAATACATCTTCAAAGATGTCAGCTAAAATTTGTTGACCAGTTTTTACTTGGGTATCAAATGCACCAAGTAATGCTTGCACACCTTGACCAGTGATAACAGAAGCATCAATAGTTCCAGAACGACCTTCAGGGTAACGTGCACCCATACGCATTTCTTGTTGCAGTAAAGCTGCTTCTTGGAATGCTGCAGGTGGAACTTCTAACCCAACACGTCTAATTGCTTGAGGGTTTTGGGAACGCAAGATTGCGTCTGGACCGAAAGTAAATTCTTGCACATCGTTAGGGATAGCTAATGGTGCGTTAACAGATTTCTCTGCAGCATCCATTGCAAGTAAAGCAAAACGTGCACGTGCAATTTGAGCCCAAAGAATGTCATCGAATTGACCTCTTGGTTCATCATCCACACCAGGTCGTCTAGCAATACGAACCATCACTTCACCCATTGGGTTAGGTGTAGTTCTTAAAACTAGGTTTTCTCTAGTAGGTAAGAATAAAGTAATTTGTTCAGCATCTTCATAGCGAATCATTTCCAATGTTGCATAAACATCAACATCTTCAACTGAGTTACCATTTAAAATTTGACGAGAGTACTCTGGGAAGTCAACAAGTAATTCTGCAATGGTTTTAACATAACGCTTTGAGTAAGCCACGATTCGACCATAGCGATCAAATTCTGGGTAAGCACCTATAGGGTTTTCTATGCGAATGCGTGGAAGTCTTGCGTCTGTATCAGGTTCAACAATTATTGGCAGGAACCCATAGGTTCCATAATAATCTGCACCTGTGTACATTTGTGTTTGAAGTCTGGCAAACTGAACATAATTGTTTGCAATCATTGTTCTAGTGTCAGCGTTCTTCTTAGCACGATCAGAAGTTATGTTTGTGGTTTGGCAGTTAAAAGAAGGAAGAGGGGCTAACACTTCTGAAATATCGCGTGCAGCAACATCAATGAAGTTAGCAATCATTGGTTTGCTCATACCCTCTGGGAAGAACTCAGGGGCAACGTTAACCATATTGCCACGTCTAATCTCTAATACATCTGCCATACGTGAATCACGGTCAGCGTACTTGAGTTTAAGAGCGTGAACCTTCATTGCGATCTGCTCGTTATTTAACATTAATTTCCTCTATACATAAAGTGTGTCAATATTTTCAGAAGCCCATTCATCTAAGTTAACTGAACCTCTTTGACCCAGAGATTTTCTGGATGCGTACCTGTTGTGTAAATGACTTTTTTGGTACTGTCCGTGTTGTAGCATTTCTTTTGCTCTAATCTCACAGAACCATAAAGCCATAACTAAATCTGTAGGACTTTTAGTTTCAGCTTTCCAAGTTATAAGTTGGTTAATTAAAGCTTTAACGTGTTCATTGTTTTCGTGTGATGGTAATTCAATAAGGTTATTACCATCGTGTTTGTTATCTTCTGAAGTACCAAAGAGCCCACTCATACCAGCAACACCAAAGGAAGTGTCCCATTTGTTTTTACCAGTGAAATGACTTCTCATAGCTACGCCTTTTGAGCCTAACCATATTCTTAACTCTTCATCTAAAGCATAAGATTTTTGATGAGCATTGATTTCAATACGCAACTCATTAGGATGATACCTATCAATCCAGTCTTCCATCAAGGCACGAATCTTACCTGGGGTAGGATCAACCATATTGAAAACATCAAGAACATAACGCATCTGAGTTCTTTGATCTATGGCATACATTATTGCACCAGTCTTACCAGTCATAGCTGGATCAAGACCCATAATGGTGTACACAGAATCTGAAAGCTTAGGGTGCCCCACTTTTTTAGGATCTATTAAACCAATACGTCTTTGTTTATTAACTGACCCATAAACGTGAATAGGTGGGAATATGGCATCTTCTTCAACATCTTGTTGCTGATACACCAAAGCCCAAGTATGCGCCCCTACTTCCGAGCGCCGTTCGAATAATTGTTTACCATTCCATTTAGGGTAAAGACCATCAGCATCAGGGGTAGCAAGTTCACCCTCAGCACCATCCCAAGGTCTATCAGACCTAGCCCACAGGGTACGCCAATCATCTGGCTTATCTGCAAATTCTAAAACTGCTGGCATAGCCATATACGTAAACGGTGATTTACCACCAGACCAATGATCTGGGTTTCTTAACTCTTTATACAAATCAATAGAGGCAACACGTGTGCCAACAATCATTAACATACCAGTAGCACCAAGACGAGTGATAACCATTTTTTGCAGCCAGTTAAGTTGTTTTTCCCATTCGTGGGAGTTGCTGGTGGTTATCACGTCATCTAGGATTATCAGATCGGCACGTGTGCCATAAATCTGTTGACCCATACCGATAGCTTGAACAGTAGGATCTTTTCGTTCTGACTCACGTTTAATATAAATGCGGTCATCACGCCATTGGTCAGCAGTGTCTTTCCAACCCTCAGCAGGTCCATAGACAGTCTGCATTTTAGTCCATTGAGGTTCGGTCAATCTCTGCTTAATCGCGTACAAAAATTCTTTAGCCCTAGTCTGAGTCTGAGACACAATGACTACCTGAACATTAGGGTTCATAGCAATACGGTACAAAGGGTAGTTAATCGTTAAGATAGTTGACTTAGCGTGTTCAGGCGGTACGTTGATTAGAAGTCTTCGTGGGCTTCCTTTTTCGTAAACCATAGCTGGGTCAACCCAGGAAGGTTCTTTACCTTCAACCACATCAACCCAAGACTGGTGATGAGGGAAAACCTTAGACTCAAGGTATTCTTGACTGAAGGTAGAAAAATCTATATTGAACTTGTCGCCGCCTAAACGGTCCACATTTACTTTACTTGCATCTTGGCGTGCCGATTCAAATTCGGCAGCAAAAGCTTTGTCCCTGAAAACCCATTGACGAAGAGTATCAGACTTTCTGTGGATCCTGACCATAGCTTCAGAAGGATCCCACCCCAACTTAACCAGTTCCAGAAACTTCATCTTATCTTCAACAAGATTGATCCTGTTATGGTTCAAATTACCTTTTTTAGCAACCACCTAATACACCCACCGTCACGTCAACCAGCCCCATCTTGTAACAAGGCGTAGCATAGCTTGCAGTGACCCCTAAAGGGTCACACTTTGCAGGGCTCTTAAAAGAGCCCTCACTATATATAACCCTTCCAAAAACGACCTACGGAGCGAGTTCGTTAAAATACTTTGCAACACGCCGTTAAAAGTGACGTAAATCACAGCATTTAGCCAAATAAGCTACCCCAAATGATATGCAAAAATTAAAATGAGAGTGTACATATACAGCCCCCAGCGCATTTAAGCACCTGGGGTTGCCCGTTTTGTCGCGTATGCCTGCTATGTCTGCTATGTGTGCAAATTGCAAGGACTAAGGGGAAGGAGGCTCTCTCCCTGGGGCATTCTAGGAATTAGTAGCCTCCCTGCTTCTTTTAATTAAGTGCCTACATTCTGCTATTAAGTAATTGCATTCTGCTAGTTGTTAGATCTTCGCTACTTTTAAGATCTTCTTTACTTCTAGGATCTCCAGGAACTTCGGGACTTCTTCCGAAGCTTCGGAGATTATTAAAATAGTTTATGGATGTCCTTGACATTATTAAAGTCCAGGCATTACACTCATAGAATAAGAGCAAGAAGAGCATAAGGAGGATGTAATGGATGACTTCGATAAAGGCGTTATCGTAGCCCTGGAAGAGTTAGCCGAACTATTCGAGGGTGTAAAAGACACCGAACTATGGAAGCAATATAAAGGGGAGAGTAATGACTAAGAAGCACTTTATTAAAATTGCCGAAGCATTCGGCGAAGTATTGTCGAAGTGTAAGGATGAAAGTAATGAGTCATATGCTGTGTGGCTCGCTGTGTTTAAGTTCGAGGAAGTGGCTAAGGACTTAAACCCTCGCTTCAATCTTGAAGTGTTCGAGCAGAAGATTAGAGATACCAGGAACGCATTAAGAGGCTAGTGCCTGGAGATTAGTCCCAGACTTACGCGCTGGGGCTCTTCTTCTAGTCCTAGAATTAGGCTAGATTATGACTAAGGAGGATGTAATGGAACTAGATATTGAAGACATAAAGCGAGAAGCACGCGTGAATGTTGCATTCTGGCGCGAGGACTATTTGGATATTGAAGAGGAAGCGTGGAAGACGGCGATAGTAGAGTTAGCCTTGAAGAAGTCGGGCGTGGATATTGCCGAATTGTGGAAGCAATATGAAGCACCTAATGAATGGCTAGAAGGGGAGGAATAATGAAGAAGCAATTAACCGAAGAGGAAGCACGACAGAAGCGCGAATGGATCAAGGAATTAGTGGCATTAACTACGGAATATATCGCGAAGAATGACGATATAGAGCGTGTCATTAAGTTGTCGAATATCGAAGAGCCATATTCGGCGCGTAATTCTTTACTCATAAAGCTTCAAGATCCAGGGGCTACAATATGCGCTGGGTTTATGGAATGGAAGAAGCAAGGAAGATGTGTTCGGCGTGGTGAGTCTGGAATGTTTATTCTTGTGCCGTTAGTGTATAAGAATGCTAAAGAAGAGGAGAAGATCGGGTTTAAGTCGGACTATGTGTTCGATATTAGCCAGACAGAAGAATTAACTATCTAGTGCTGGAGAGTCGCATTCTAGTTTAATTCTAGAATGCTTCTCCCTGGATCTAGCGAGGGCTAGTGATAGGAGGAGGAACTATGAGCAATGAATTAGAGGCACAATTTAATGTGCTGGTTAAGTATGAAGAGGGTCATTACTTAGTCGAGATAGTTAATCAAGACGGAATTATGACTATGCCATTAGCAGAAGCTAAAGATGTGTCCTTTCATAAAGCTATTGAGGAAGCATTCTCCACGCTGGCTCTTAATGACCAGGACTATATAGAGGCTAGTTTATGATCAAAATAAAATATAATGAGTTCGATAATAAACTAACTATCGGAAGCTGGAAGCTAACTAGAAGAGGCACGCTAATAATGGAGGCATTATTCTTGCTCGCGCTTCTTGCATTAGTGGGTTTCGCTGGCTATATTGAAACTATGGAGGTAGGAATATGATAATTGAGAAGAATTACGAGGATGCGTGGGTAATCTCCGACATAATTAGAGGTTATCGCGTGTGTCATAGGTATTATTTTTACACTAAGAGGGAAGCTGTAAGACTATTTAAGGAGGCTACTAAGTGAGTAAGAGAGCAGAAGAATTACAGAAGAAGCTGGAAGCTGGAGCTCCTCGCGAGGGTGCTTCTATCTCCTGGCTAAAGGAAGAAGTTAAGAAGTCGGGCATTATCTGGTCAAGATCGGATAAGCCTAGTGGCTTCTGGGTTATTCCTAATGACTTAAAAGCTATTGACGATATTGTGCACCTGACTTATCGTGTTAAGGCTAGTCCAGAATATAGGTGGCAGGAATGGAGCTAACCTGGAGGAGCTGGTACGGATACAAGGAAGAAGAAGACACTAAGGAGGAAGTTAAGAATGGGTAACAAATGTGTTCAATGTGAAAACAAAAGCGACTTTTGGTTTTTTTTCACTGGATATAAATTGTGTGGCAAATGTGCTTATTCATACTTAAAAGCAAATTCTAAGGAGAAGCAATGACAGAAGAAGAATATGATGACCTACTAGATGATATCTATGAAGTCATTAAGATAGGAACTTTAGAATACTCACCTAGCCAGGTGCTAAAAGCTGTTGATCCTATTGCCTATCGTGTCGGAATGAATGATTATGAAGACTCTATGGAGGAAGAAGAATGACAACTATTCATTTAGGAGATTGCCAGAATGGGTGCGAATTATGTGCTCGTAATTGTAATTGCGAACTATGTTCGGAGGAGCTATGAAGATATTAACTAAAGAAGATAATAAAGAATTAGCCAGGTTAATTAAGCAATACAAAATTAACCTAGTTAAGAAGACTAATCTAATTAAAGAATTAGAAGAGTCTATTAAGTATCACAATAAACAAAATAAAAGGAGGAACTAATGCCTAACTGGTGCAATAATAGTGTGGAGATTAAAGCTAGTGAAGAAGATCTTGAAGCTATAAAGAAGCAGGTAAGTAAGTCTTATATTCATAAAGGGTTCACTATGAAATTTGATATTGAGTCCCAGCAATGGAAGAGAGAATGGCACGAAGAAGACACTGGGGAACTGGTATTTTCTTTCCAAAATATAGTGCCAATGCCTGATGAAAAGAATAAGGATGAAGACTGGTATCAGTGGAGATTAGATAATTGGGATACTAAGTGGGACTCTTGCGAAGCTCTATTAAAAGAGAGAATAGACTCACTGGTTTATTCTTTTGATACGGCGTGGAGTCCTCCTATGAATGTGTATATGGAATTGTCTAAACAATATCCAGGAGCTACTCTCATAGTTAAGTATGATGAACCAGGAATGGGCTTCTATGGTGTACATATAATTAGAGGTGGAGAAGAATTAAGTTCTACTTCTGGGGATATGTCTCACTTATCAACTATAATTATGGGTGAAGAATGTTATTGTGTGAGTTTAGATAATACAGAAGTGGAAGAAGCACCATATTCTGATTGCCCTGTTGTAAGATCGGAAGTATTAAAAAGCTAGTCGTTACATATAACCTGAGCCCTAGTCCTTTCCCTAGCTGGGGCTCACCTATTACAACTAAAGAGAGAGAATGTTCGATACAACTAATGCACTATGTAAAGAGATCGGAAGCGATATTTTCTTTCCAGAAAAGCACGAAGCGTATCTAACAACATATGCTAAGTGGGTCTGTAGAAGATGTCCTTTGATCCAGGAATGCAGGGAATATGCAATGGAGAATATAGATCTAGTAGGAATATGGGGTGGAACTTCCACTCTAGAAAGAAACAATTTAAGGTGGAGAAAAGGTGCAAAAAGATCAAGCTGAATGGTTAGAAGCATTCGAGATTGAAACAACTGGAGAAGAGACAGACATTCCAGATGAGGAGATTGCAAGAAGAATTAGAAAACACTTAGTCAATGCTCATATAAATAACTATGAAGCTAGAGCTGAGGAATGGCAGGAGATAGGTCACACTGAAACTATGGAGGCTTCAAGATGAAGAAGTGCGAGAATGTAATTAACATAACGCCAGACAGATTATTATTACCTAGCTATAAAGGTATGAAAATAATTTCACAATACACTGATGAAGATCAAGACTACATAATCATTCAGTGCTGTAAAGAAGCTGACCAGGCGTGCTTCTCTTGCTGTTCAATAGTGTGTAAGGAATGTAAGTATGAGCACGAAGACTGCGAGGAAGAGGTGAAGAATAGTGTGGTGTCCAGCCTGTAATGGCAAGGGATATATAACTAACTTCATAAATAAAACTTCTATATGCCTATTGTGTAGAGCAACTGGGTATTTAGATGAGCAAGATGAAACAACTAACAAGGAGGAGCAATGAAGATTGAAGTAAAGTCGCACGCTGACTTTAAGCGTGTGTTGCAAGGAAAGAATGTATTACTAGAGACATTAACTTTAGTTAATAATGCTGTAGGTAATAGATTAAAAGTAGGAGATATTAGATATATAAATATAGCTAATAGTGTTGGAGTGTATCTAAAGTTTGAGGAAGATACTTCTAATACTAGAGGATCATTCTTAGATTATGGTAAGGCTACTGAATGGATCTTCAATGAAGATGTAGTTGCTAATAAATTATATGGTTATTCATATAGACTAATTAACAAGGAGGAAAGATGAAAGTTAAAGTAACAGATCTACACGAATATAAAGAAGCTGTAAAATTAAGTTATCCAACAAGTGACAATATGAGTAAAGCTTTAAGTAATCTTTATGATCTACTTGATGAGCTAGAAATGGTCGGCTTTGTTTATTGTGATGATGTGCAATAATGAAGATTAAGATAACTTATTCTATGGTTTATGACATAGATAAACTAATGCCAGAGATAAAATCCTGGAGCTTAGATTATCCAATAACCTCTAACACTATCGAAGAGTTCATTAAGGATCGCTTCATTAGTCCAGAGCTATTAGATACTAATAAAGAAGCTAAAATAAATATGGAGTATCTGTGAGCTTTGGAGATATTAAACTAAAGATCCAATGGGTTAAATGCTATGTCTGCGAAGAGATGTATAACGACATAGACTACGACCTCACTGATGATTGTGCTCTATGTGGGGCTAAGAACTCATTAAAGGATATGTAATGGAGCTAATGGCATACATAGCACTGATAACTATTATCGGACTAGCTGTTGATAATAGAAGATTAAGAAAAGAAATAAAGAAGAAGATTGACTTTGATTACGAAGAGTATCTGCTCTATCGTAAGTCTAAAGACTAGCTTCAGGAAGACCCCTACTTACTGCGTCTTCATTACAAGGCGCAGTAAGAGGAGTCTCACAATGAAAGCACTTAGCGTTATCTAGAAGATATCCTGACACTTCATAAGTCTCTTGATCAAATGTAGCCACGATCCATATAAGATCGCACCCACAATTAGGGCAAGTTGCAGTGGGAATACCTCTAGGGTCTATCACTTAATACCAATTCCTCCTGTTATGGTGGCGTAAAGCTTCACAACTTGAGCCGTCATACCTGGAGTCAATGTATCTAAGACCTGCTTCTACCTGGTCTTGAAGTGTTGAGTCTTCCTTAGTTTTAAGAACTTGGAATAAACCAAAAGCACTAGACTTAGGGTTATCTGCTCTCATATCCCAACGAGACTCACGATTAACGAGCTCATCAAGACACTTCCACTCTTCATCATTCCAACCTAATCCTCGAACATAAAATCTGACATATGAACGAGAGGCTGGTGGTGACCAGGTGCGTACGAAAGGCTGGCTTTCGACAGGCAAGTCAATAGGTGGTATTAGAAATAGCATTTGCCTCCTAACGTAGACTAGAATAGCACATAAAACCTGACACACCATAGCAGCGTGTTGGTTTTACAATAACGAAATAGTATGCTACCCTAGCAAGCAATTCGCTTTGAGGCGAATTGCTAGCTATAGCTATGCTATAGCAAAGCTATCAGCAACACGCTGATAACTTCTCCCACACTGGTTTGTGTGGTAAGATCTTTTCTGTCTGGGTCGTAGCTGTATCTCTTCCTCCTCCTTGAGGTACAGCTCCCCTCCTAAAGGAGGAAATATAAATGATTGAAATTGATGATTACAAAATACCTGAGCACGTTAGTTATTCTGCATTCACAACTTGGTTAGAGTGTGGATGGTTGTACTTTCTGTCAAGGATTGTGGACACACCAGAGACACCAGCTATCTGGAACTTAGGTGGATCAGCAGTGCATAAGGCAACTGAACTTTATGACTTGAGAGAATGGGAAGCATCCAAGAATGTATAACGAACAAGAATTTTTTGATAAGTTAAAAGCAGTTATCCCTGATCTAGTTAAGAGTGATAATAAGTTTTCAACTAATGACTGCACATCAAAACAACTTGGTGCATACATAGAACTTAAATGTCGAATGACCCATTACGATACTTTGTTAATCGAATACTCTAAGTATGCCAGGTTACTAGAAGAAGCAAGTACTAAAAGATTAGTTCCTGCTTACTTCAATGCCACACCTAAAGGTGCTTGGGGATTTAACTTACTAACTATGGATGTAGAGTTTGCAGAACAAAAGAATCTTCCTGCAACTACAGACTTTGAGAACCAAGAAAAAGTAACTAAGATAGTTGGTTACTTACCTATTGAAAAAGGATTCAAGTTATGGTCTTAGACATTCAAGATATATGGCGTGAAGCCTGGGACTATGAATCTAAAGACAGAGGCTACGACAAGGTAGCTAAAGAAGATTTCAGGCAATCAGTAAGAACAACAAAAGCAAATCCAGGTGGCGAGAACTACGATTGGTGGTTCAACAATGGTATTGACTTTGTTAACTCTTGGATTAACTGGAAAAAAAATTCTGGTTGGAAGATCTGGGAAACACCTAATGGAGATCCAGCTATTGAACTTGGTTTAACACCAAAGTTTGATAACACTCTTGTCAAGATGGTTCTTGATAGAGTGATGGTAAATCCTGAAGGTGAATTAATTATCCTGGATATTAAAACTGGAAGGAACACTCCATCATCTGACCTACAGCTTGCGTTCTACGCTGCTGGAATGGAGCAGACATTCGGAATTAGACCTCGCTGGGGAACCTACTGGATGGCTCGTCAAGGTGGTACAGGTGTTCCATTAGATCTTGATTTAGTACCTACTTCAACAGTAGAATATTTAATCAAGGAATTTAATAGAGCAAGGAAAGCTAACTTATATATTCCTAACTTAACTAACTGCAAGATGTGTTCTCGAACAGATTATTGCAAGTGGAGGAATGGATCGTTAGCACACACAATTGGAGAAATGAATGGCTAATACAACAGAAGCAACATATTCCTTTACTACTAAAGTTAATGGAGATCTATTAACTGTTAGAGGGGACACTAAAGATGAGTTTGCACTTAACCTTGCAAACTTGCACGATGATCAAGTACTAATCGAAATGATTAGTTCATTACAACAAAAGTTTAAACCAACTTCTGTTGCAGAGATACAAGCTGCATTTAATGGGACTGTAATTCCAGATCCATTGGCTAGTAAGCCAACTCCTCCTGCACCAGTAAGACCTGCTGGCTTCAGCCCAGTCCCAACTAACGCACCGACTGGTGTCGTACCAATGTGCGAACACGGTCCAATGCGATTTGTTAAAGGTGGAATGTCTAAGACAACAGGTAAAGGATATCCAGCATTCTATTCTTGCTCGATGCCTAAAGGGCAATCGCAATGTAAGAGTGTGAATGCTTAAATGCGCACACTGATTAGATCTGTTGGCAAGCAAGACATTGGTGGAGAACCTATTCCTACAGTGTTCACAACACTTTCCAATAACAACATCATATTCAGAAGAGCAGAAGTATCTCTAGTAGCAGGAACACCTGGTGCTGGTAAAAGTACATTGGCATTAGCTATTGCATTAAGAGCAAACGTGCCAACACTTTATGTCTCTGCTGATACAAACCTACATACAATGGCAATGCGATTGTATTCAATGGTTACTGGTGTTACTCAGATTGATTCAGAGCGTACTATGGAACAAGAACCAGAAGCTTTCAAACAAAAACTAGATTGTTCTAAACATATCTATTGGTTGTTTGAGTCAGCTCCAAACTTAGATGATCTTTACCAGAATGTTCTTGCATTCGAAGAACTATGGGGAGAGTCACCATCAATGATTGTCGTAGATAACTTGATGGATGTTGCTATGGATGGTGCAGAAGAGTGGTCTGGTATGCGTTCAGCAATGAAAGAACTAAAATTTTTAGCAAGGGAAACCAATGCTGCAGTTATAGTTCTTCATCATACAAAAGAAACATATGAAGGAACTCCTTGTCAACCAAGAGCAGCGATTCAAGGAATGGTAAATCAGTTACCAGCTTTGATTCTAACTATTGGACAAGATCCTAATGGTGGTTATCTCGGAGTAGCCAGTGTTAAGAATCGTTATGGTAAGGCAGATCCAACTGGTAAAGCAGTTCATATGCTTGAGTTTCAACCTGAGCGTATGTTTATATCGGATCCAGAAAGAGCAGTAATTTGAAAGATGGAGAAGGCAGATGTCATATCTGTTCATCTATCTGGTACTGCACGTGCAACAACGAAGCTAATATAGGAGAAAAAGAATGCCATACCCAACAATAGTTGCAGAAGGAAATCTAGTAGACGATATTGAATTAAAGTTTTATAACGAAAAAGCTTGTGCTAATTTTCGTATAGCTTGCAATTCAAGAAAGAAAACAGAAACAGGTGAATGGGTTAACACAGATCCTATTTACTTGAGTGGAAGTGTTTGGGGCAAAGCTGCAGAAAACACAGCTAACACTTTTAAAAAAGGAGATTCCATTATTATTACTGGAGAACTTAAACAACGTAGTTATACCAACAAAGAGGGTATAAATAAAACTGTTGATGAGATCTCTGCTAATACAGTTTCAGCACCAGTTAAGAAGTTTTAGTGGCAAACCCAAGTAAGACTAAAGGTACAGCAGCAGAGACT